TGGGCCTACAACTGCACTTTTAAGCGTTGGGTCAGGTAAAGGAAAACTTTGGCTAACTTGTACTTGTCGTACGGTAACGCCTGGTTTTTGATAAGACATAAATTTTTCTCCTAATTTTAATTATTTAATTTTTTGGTGCCGATTTCACTCCTCGGTACACGCTAGTGCCGATTCCTAAAAGCGGGTTGAGTGTGAATGTACCAGCATCTATAGCTGTGTCCATTATTCTTTTTGACTTTTTAGTCCCCTTTTCAGCAGAGGCATATGTAAACGCGCCGACTGCTACTCCAGAAGTCCCAAGTCCTATAGATAAAGGCTGTATAGCTTTTCTTTTCTCAAGTATGGCAGTCCCTCTTTCTGTGTACCCTTTTATTTCACGATCTTTAAAAAGTTTATGTTTTCAAGATCCTTCTTGTACTCTGTGATTCCTGGCGAACTCTTTACCATCCTTTTTAATTATCGACCATTCTTTTCTAGGTCCGCTCGTTACAATCTCTTTATACCTATCACCCTTCATCTGCTCAATAGGTGTTTTTACAATTTTCTTAATCCCATTAAAAAACCCGCCGCTCCTGCTTTTATCAAAAGCATCTATAACTCCACCAATAATATGCGCAGTGTTTCCAACACCCTGGCGAAAACCTCTAGACAAAGTCGGAACTTCAGTTTTATTAAGGTCTTGAATAACTGCCTGTCCTTTAGAATTAACCGCCCCCATAGTATTTTTAATACCGTCTTTACCTAACCCGATCGTTCTAACAGGGTCTTTAAACTGCCTAGCATAATCTATAAAAGACCTAAACGCGCCTTTACCACCTGTAGGGTTCATGGCTGCATGCTCCACGCCTAATAGAAACTTTCCTATGTTTGTGTTTTCAAAAGGTAATTTTCCTAAAAGTTTTAAGCTTGCTTCTTTAGCTAGTTCACTTGCCATGTATAAATGATATCATTACTTAATAGTTTATAGTTTATAAATTCCATATACTCCGAAAGGGTCGGGTACTGTATATAATGTATTATCTATTAAGTCAATTGTCAAGGGGACGCTAGTTTTTTGTTCTAAAGTTACTGAATCTTTAAAATTTGCAAGTAGCTGCTTTCCATCTGGAATTGGGTCAAAGAGTTTTATAGTTTTACCATCTCCATTTATAATATACTCTAGTCCTTCAGTTAGTTTAACATCGTCATAGTAAAGTTTTTGTGTAAAAAGAGATGTATTTTTAAATACAGTCTCTAAAACTAGAAATGATATATTAATTGGGATTAATGTTACTTTAACACTTGAAGCTGTAAGTGAAACAATATTTTCTTTACCTAAATTTAAAGATGTTACCTTATGAATTCCTTGAGCCCTAAATGCTTCCCGATTTGCTGATATAACATAAAATACTTCATTAGCTAATTCATCTACTAAAAATGGAGTTCTATGTACAACATTTATTGATAGTGAGCCTTGCATTAAATCAGTTATAGAGTAGTTCCCTAGCCTGCTTTTATCTGGCTGCGGCCCCATACTCGGTACGGTTTTTGAAGGGTCTCCATTATAATATTGTGGTTCAGCTCGTAAGTAATTGGCTCATCCGGCAGGCCCCCTGTCTATTATAATTGTGGGTAACTTTGCAGCCACGCCTATTTCCACAGAGTACTTATCCGCTATAATTATTTTAGTAAGCTTTGGGTCTGGGTTTCAAGTATATTTTTCATGCCTAGAAAACCAATTCTGTAGGTAGTTTAAGTAAATATATTTACTCCGTAATGTTAGGCCTATCATAATACTTCCCGTCGTTAAATAAAACATCTTCTAAAGTTTTTTCAACCTTACCGCCACTCTTGCTTGCTAGTTCTTCTTCTAGCTGTTGAATTAATTTTTTATTTGCTTCTAAATCAGGAAGCCCTCTTTTTATTCTAATCATATGCTTCTACACTATATATCTCATCATCTAAGTGAACTAAGCTTAATCTAGCTTGTTGCTCAAAGGGTACTCCAAGTGCGGAAACTTGCCTAACCATTTGTATTTCATAGCGCTCGTTTGTTTTTGGGTCCACTATAATATCTCCTACAGTTAAAGGAGGTATATTAGTAGTGAAAAGAAAAACATCACTGGGATAAAATTCTCCTCAAAGCTGTAATGTTTTTTGATTCGGAGAAGGCTGAATCATCCCTCGAAAGGTTTGTGGTTTAAAATAGCCCTCTCTCCACCCTGTTCCAAAACAAGTGCAGTCATCACAAATTTTACCATTATTAACAAATAAAATAGGATCCCAAGAAACTTCACACCTAGTTCCTCATGTTCGTTTTTTAAGTAGAACAAAATCTCTCCCACTTTTTTTGTTTAATACTAATTTTTTTTCTCTAAGAATAGCCTTTCATTGTATTGACGGCGCCTCATCATTAACAAATCTATAACCATTCACGGGAAATTTGGATTCTTCTAGAGTTTCTGAATTCTTTATTTTTGCGTAAAAATATCAAGATCTAGTACTGGACAAAAGACCTTTTACACTCATATCAGTATAGTAAGGCGTGTCTATAGGAAGATCAGAGACTACAGGTTCATACTCGTTATCTAATTCAGATGGAGCTTCACTTTTAAATAAGCTTATAGTATATATAGATAAATCTTCTAAAGTAGGGGAAACCTCCCACTCTATAAAAAGAGAGTCACTATCTTTTCTACTAACTTTAAAACTTTTTAGATTTACCATTCTTACTGAGTAATTGATGAATATTCGCTTTCAACTCCGCCATACGCACTATTAATGTTTTTAGCACGTTTAATAGCCATACTTCTTCGTTTAAAGTCGCTACCCATTATATTGAAATAGTTTATATATCTGCCGTACTTATCCATATCTTTAACTGTTATTCCACCACTATCATTATAAGTAAGCGTATTTCTAGAAGAAAGAACTCCTTTCATAGTTAAGATATTTAACAACCCTCCTAGCTGAAGTACTGACCACGGAACTTCCGTATGAGAAATATAGTTTAGGTCTATAGGTTCTATAGAATAATTCATTTCATCATAAGCATCTTGTAAGGCTATGAATAGCTCAAAATCTGTAGACTCCTGAGCTTCTGTAAGCTCATTTAACTCAGGGGTATCCCCTAAATACTTTCTAAACCTTACAACATAAGGTGCCCAGTCCGCTGGGATCTCTAATAAACTGATATCGATACTTGCCATAGTTTATCTTAATACTTATTAAGGACATTGTCAAACAAAAAAGGCCGGGTATACCGGCCTTTTAAGGGTCTAGTTTACTTTTTCTAGCTAAGTGTTAAAGAAGCTACAGATTTAGTATTTGCTATAATCATACCGATTGTCTCATATGCTGAGAAGGTGATAAGATTACGTTTTTTATCGATGTCGAATTTAGTATCGTTTAAGATATTGAATTCGCCCAAGTACTCAGGAGCTGTGAAAGAGTAAATAGTATTAGCTAACAAATCTGTTTTGTTAGAAATAACTACTCTGCGGCCTCATAAAGTAGGGTATTTAAACCCACTAACTGCAATCTCGCCTTTCAATGTACCGTCACCGAAAGTACCTTTAGCGTTGTTATCGATCATAATGCGGTTAAACATTTGAGTGTCCATTAACAATACTTCTGTTTGTAAGAAGTTACCGTCAATTTTGTTGAAAAGCTCAAGGATAGAATCCTCAGGAATTTCTCCACCCGCACCATAAGATCCAGTAACTGCGTTACTTTGGATTACAATAGCTGCATCAACGTGGCGAAGGAATGTCTCATCCTCAATACGCTGAATTTCTAATACAGATTGTTGCTCAATGATTTGAGTCAAAGGCATACGATATGCAAGTAACTCTTCTTCCAATTTTTGGTATTCTTCAGAAGAAATAGTGTGGAAAGACATTTCCACTCTTTTGCCTTCTAAATAATTCGTGGTAGGTTTTCCACGGAAGTTTACCAACATCGCTTTAGAATCTGGTTCTAACTCGATTATTTTAACAACACCATCATGTTTCGTAGAAACTTGTAAGTCGGTTTGTGTTACATACATCGGAGGAAGGATCTTACGAGCAAATGATGTCTCGCGTAGTTTCTCACGAATAAATGCTGCTCCATCTGCAGCTAGTTTTTGCATACCCTCTTGGGTATCTAACTTACGTAAAAATAAGTCGTTAATTGTTCTTGCGTCCATTTAAAAAGGCCTCCTATACTGTGAAAATTTCAATTACGTTAGTAGTAGCGCCCAAATGAGAATACGAATGGGTAGCTTTTGTACAAATAGCAACAACAGTGTCAGCAACATCTGCAGTGACTAAAAGGCCAGCAGCATTAACAGCAAGTTTGTCGCCTACTGCAATCGCACCTGTAAATTGGTCTGTTAGCGCACGCATTTTTCCAAAAAGAACAGAAAGTCTTTTTAAGCCAGCGGCAGTGGCATCTGGTGTGAATCCAGCGGATCCATCACGGTTAGATTCTGTAAACACCTGAAATGCGTTAGCTGATCCAGCTGCTGGCAGTGCCAACGTATCCCCCACTTTAGAAACCCAAGTACCGGTTTTAACGGTAGAGTTTGAAGCGAAGAATGTATCTGGAGCATTAACGTCAAAGCGTTCAACACTATCCAAGTTAGTTAATAATCGAAGCATTATTTTTTCTCCTAATTTTAATATTTTGTTAATCGAATAAAGTTGCAATAAAACGGTCTTCTGCAGACCCTATAGGCAACGGAGACTCACTAAGCTTACCAACTGAAAAGGCTCTTTGTCCTCTATTGGTAGGCATCATGTGGGCAACTTTGTCCATAGTTGTTAAATCGTCTAATGGTTTATTTAGTAAGGACTCAAGGTTTTCCTGAATGTCCTCTGCTGGGAAAGATCCCATTTTTCAAAGTTTGAATGTTAGGTCTTTAGCCGCAGCAAACTTTTTAAGCTCACTAGAAAGGTCGTTTACCTCCTGAGAAAGCTCCTTCCTTTCAGAATCAAGAGCTTTTAAAGCCATAGCTACTTTTTGTATTAATTGACCTTTCATGTGACCTTTACTTATTACTAGTTATCTGACTCTGCAGCAGCTTTAAATCCAGCATACATAATTTGGCCTAACTCGTAAGCTTCGGCTACTTTTTCACGCATGTTTAATTCTTCAGCTTCCTCAGCTATTTTAAGCTCAGCTAATTTTTCTACATCTTCCGCAGTGTAATTGCCTTCACCGTATTCAGCTGCTAAAGCTTGATCTGCCCAAGACGCATATTTTTCTAATATTTCTAGACGTTCGTCTACTACTTCGTTAACTTGAGCTTGTGCAATTTTTTCTTGCTCTACAGCTGCAGTTTCTTGTATCATTTGATTAAATATATTTAAAAGACTCATTGAGTTATCTCCTATTTATTATAAATTTTATTGTAAAGATTTAGTACTACGTTGTTTTCAGAAGCCATTTTTTGCATAAAACGTCCTGCACCTAACGCGTCGTAAGGGTGGTGACCAGCCGCTTCTTGCATCTGAGCGTCGTATGCTACAGTTACAGGAGATGCTTGAGGTCTAGATACTTGTGAAATTGGTGGAATTGCAACTTCTTTAGTTGTAGGCATTGCTATTCCCATAGCTGCTAATTCGCTAAAGAAACTATGAGCTGCGATTTGGCCCATTTCTTGAGCTTGTTCTACTAGCTCTTCTTTAGTCAAGCCAACATTAGTAGTGGCTGATGCTACTTTTTCAGCTTCTACTGGAGCTGCTGATTTAGCTGCTGGTTTTTCTGTTTCAAGAAGAGTTGCTTCGAACTGCGCAGAGGCAGTTTTTTCACTTTCAAGCTCTTTTAACAGATCATCGATTTTATATGACATTGTTTTCCTCCTAGGAAATTATTTCGTTGAATATTGAATTTATTGTTTCTTCATCTAAAGATTGCAAATAATCTAAGCGATTAACAGATGCTGTTTTTTGGGAAAAAAACTTTACGGCGTCGTCAGAGCTACTTAGGGACTTTGTTATCCCTTTTGTAAGGGATACTGCGCCTATAGAGGCCCCCAATGATGTCAAAAATGGATTTTTTCTTATGAAATTTTCCGTGTTTGATATAGGTTGTCCTTGTCTGGCCCTTGCCTCAATCTTGGCACTTTTTCAGTAAGTTAAAGGAGCTGCTACTCCCATAGTAAAAAGTCACTTTTGGGCTGTCGGCATACTAGCTTTTTTATAAATACTTTCATTAACAGGGTTAAGTACTTTTTCTTGCCCCATCGTTACTCCTTGTGCTAAAGAAGCACCCATTGTTGGTAATAGTCAAGGGTGTTTGCCTACAAAAGCTGTAAATGTGTTAGGACTTGAATACCGCCCGAAAAGGGTAGCGTAACCTGCATACAAAGCTCCTATTGCGACAAATGCCATTGTAGGGTCTTTTACTCCTGATGATGCTGGTTCTGAAGTATCATCAAAAAGTAACTTGCTTACCATAGATCTTTCTACTGGCCTTCCGGATGGGTAGAAGGGATCAGGAGCTGAGCTGTCCAAAGGATTTTGTAAAACAAAAGCTTTCTTCTCTAATATTCTATTAATTATAAGTGGCTTTGTCAAGGACAGGTCTAATAAATCTTCAGATAAAAGTTGAGCTATCTTTTCATTAAGGTAATCTGGGCCAACATCATCTATTTTAGATGGTACTGTATCGCTAGTAATATTAAAGACTTGCCCTGTTTTTTCTAGTTGTTTAGACCACTCATGATTATTCGAATAATAAAGCGCTAATTTTTGAAATTCTTCTCTCTTGGGAAGAATTTTAAAAGCTAACATTGTAGAGAGTACTTCATTAAGTGGATACTCTGCCAATTTTTTTAGCTTAGCATCTGAGATATCGCCTGTTGAGTTTAATATTAAATCAGCAGGGTCTTCCTGGATATCTGTTAAAACTCCATTTAACTTTTTAGTTATTTGGGCTTCCTTTGAATCTTCAAAAAAAGCTGTTTTTTCCAAATGACCCATAAGTGGAATCATGAAAGATGAAGTTGGATCTGCCGGAATAGTTACTATAGATATATCAAAGAATCTAGGTTTTTCATTTATAGCATAAACCTTTCTACCATCTGGTAAAACTTGATTCATTTTATACTTTAAATAGTCTGAGTAATCAGCACGAACTTTTGCTCTTTTGCCAGTTATAGAACATATATCCTCTGGAACTTTGCACCCCATTGAGGTTTTTATAATTTTACCGCCATTTATATCTTCAATTATTTTTTGAACCTCAGCTAGAGCACGCTTTAGTCGAATAACTAATTCTACTCTCCGCATCTCTGGGTTATAGAATGAAAAAATAACCTTACCCATAGATTTTTCTGGGTTTTTATTTTGGTGGTGCCTATAAACATGGCCATTATCAACAAAGGTATGATGATACTTTTTTAACGCTTCTTCTGGAAAATAATCTCCATTACGATTAGATGAATAATACTCTCCTGCAGTTAAGGCATTTACAAGTGCGTAAATGTACTGGTTGTCTCTATCTAGAGTCGAAAGAAAAGAAGAAACCTCGGGAGCATAACTCGCTGTTTTTTCTAAGTCATTGCTAGACTCAATAATAGAGATTATTGGCTCGTCGCCAGGTGAAGAAATATACTCAGCTATTTTTTCTATCATTAATTACTGCCTAATAAGTCTTTAAAGATTGATAAAGATCCAGAAGTTGCATCAGGTCCCATAGAGACTGTATGTTTACTTTTTTCTATATCAGTTAATGCCTTATAAGTGTCCAATCCAGGCCCTCCTAAATCACGCATAGTGCGCATTCCTACATTTTGAGTAATGAACGCTCCAGCTGCCGTTGGATCTTGTGCTAAATTTGGCGCATTTTTATAAAGAGTGTCCCAAAGTGCCATAACCTCGTTAGGATCAGCTTCTAATAAATGAGGGTTTTTTTCTAGCATCACTTTATAATATCCGGGAGACTGTGCTTGCATAAACTTGTCTTCTGCATAGTTAATCATTCGTTTAATAAACTGCGCAACAATAACTCCAGCTCCTATAACCCCTATCATTTTTAGAGCTTCAGATGCACCTCCAGAGGATGCTACTTTTTCAAGTGTTCTTGCACGCATTTGTTGTAATTCTGTATTTTCCATTATAGATATGTTCTTTCTAATTTGTTTGTTGTTTTAACCGCGTTTTTAAAAGCATTGAAAGTTTTAGGAGTAACTTTGGTCTCTCCCCTTTTACCTCCTAAATAAAATACTCCACCTACCGCTGAAATAACTGGGTGATTTTTTGCAAACCTGTAAAGGCCCTTTACTGCCCTAGATAAGTAACCTATGTTAGTTTCAGCTTTTTTCTCTAGCGGGCTTTCTCTATCAAGGGTCTCTGCAATAGCTTCAGATGCTACATAGGTTTGAATAGCAGATAAAGCTATATCTTCATACTCAGCAATTTTTTGAACAAGCTTATTATTTGGGTTTATAAGGGTGGCTTTCTTCTCTAATTCCTCGGAGGGGCTAAGCTCTATAGATCATTTTTTAAGATCATCATTTATATGATCCGTTAAATACTCCCCAAATAAGGATGCGTGCTTTACAACATATCCTAAATCTTTAGTATCTGTTCCTGATAGTGCTGCTTGCTTTATAATCTGTACAATCTCGGATTCTATACCTTCTAATTTGGAAACTTGTTCTCCTGTAGCTCTTTCTAAAGCTGCAAGCTTGTCCAATTTTTCCCTTGACTTTAAGTAAGCCTCTGTAGAATTAAATAGGACTTTATTCTCTACCTGCTCAGCTTGCTTCTTGAGTGTTAACTTTGATTTTCAATCTGTTTCCGGTTTTAGTGAATACGCTAATGTATGCGATATTTTTTCAATATCGACTGATGAAATTTTTGCTGCATCCGCTAAAGGGAATTTTATGTATGCAGTATCTGGAGAGGCTGTTTTCAACATCTCTAAATGGGTACGAACATTAGCAGTTTCGGCTATTCGCTGAACCTGGTGTGGGTTTAAAGCATGCTGAGAAGCTATCTTTTGTAGCCCATCTGTCATATTCTCCCCCCTCTGAAGAAACTCTTCAGATAACTGTACTCCTAGTCTTTGTAAGTCGGATGGCTGTAGCATAATTATATTATATATTAAGTAGTGATGATTGTCAAGTATTAGTTTAAATTTTCCTGAACGCCTTCGAATAAGAATAGCGCTAGTAGTATTGCATACAGCGTAGAGTGCGTCCAGTCATCAGCACCTATATTTGTATACCGTTCAGAATTCTTTTCTTCGTCATACTCAATTACAACATTTCTAAGGTCGTCTAAGTAAAACTTCATCTCAGGATAATTAGGAAACTCAATCTTTCCCGTTTTAATCATCTTAAAAAATAAGTTCATAACATAATTTTTATTAAGTGTATAAGCTCTCATTTTAGGATTAAAATGAATAGGCTCTTTTTGAGTAGCTAAATGCTGAAAGGGCATTACCTTTTCAGGCCCTAACCTTTGTCTGAATTCACTATTACTTGCTTCACCCATACCATAATCTGAGGCTAAAGCTATACATCCCCATTTTGCAAAAAGCTTAGGAATCTCTTCATGTATAAACGCGTAGTCTGCTTCTTTACCTAAAAACTTTTTAGCGTAAACTACTACTATTTTAGACCCTCTTTGCTGAAGTATCGTTATAACTGTTCTAGAATTTTCACTATTCACTGGACCATAATCAATTCCCATTATAGACGGACGCCCTATACAGTCACTAGGTACGTCATCTGATAGTTTTCTTAAGTCATTACAAGCTCTCATAAGCTCTTCCTCTGTAATAGGAATTGCCCCAGAGTCATATTCTAGCCCTAATGTCTCGTTGTAAAATAAGGCTGTGGAGGTGTTCTCCATTTTATACATAACATCACTCTGCCAATCAACCCATGGAGAGTGGGCAAAGTGTAAAAGGCATACTCTAAATCCTTCGATATACGGCCTGTTGCCTGCAGTTGAGTACGTTGACACCCATTCGCCTTTATCCTTTCTAAGATCTAAAGGCAGGCCGCTTTTTTTATCGATAAGGCCATTAGCTCCAATGTTATCCGGGCCTAAAATATTCCAGTGGCCAGATGCAGAGGATTTTACAGCATACTCATTTTGGGTAGACCCAAACCAGAAATCTGCTAAGGTCCCTTTGGAGCGTTTAGGCGTTCCAGCATAAATACTTTTCTTTACTAATGATCTAGACATTGTTTCTTCAACAACACCTATAACATCTTTTTGAAGAT